ACAACATACTGTGTAAAACTTCAAGCCGAATCAAAAAATGGAGATTTTTCACTTTTCTCAAATGAATTCTGCGTAACAATGTTGAAGCAGCCAAAGGCTGTGTATGATGTAAGACATACATGGGATAAGGTAGGAAACCTATCTGTATTCTGGAAGTTTGATCCAACACTTAAAGATGCAACAAATGATAACACTATGGCAGATCAATTTGGATTACAGATGCTTGATGAAACAAATGATGTTGATGGCACCTGGTGGACAGCTGTAGAAAAAGATAAAATACCTCCATTAGAACAAAAAATAACAATATCTGCAAACGATTTACAAAAAGTGTTTGGTAACGTTACAGCATTTCAAACAGACTATGCCAGCTTTATTTATGTTAGAGATAAAAATTTACAGACGAGCCTTGTAACTGGCTATGCCTTAACAAAGTACTCTGATCCACTTACCGCTCCAGTTATTTCAGTAATAAAGGGTCCTTTATCTTACAATGTTTCATTTACCAATGACTCAGAATTTGATAGGATATATATTGAAGACAGTATTGACAGTGGTGTTACTTGGGTAGACAGAGGCTCTTCTTCTTCAAACCCAGTTTATGTTTCATCTGGAAACTCTGCGCCAAGACAAGTACGTGCAAGATTTTCTAAGATACGCGGTGGTCTTACTGGGTATAGTAATATTGTTAGTGTAACGCCAGACCCATTAGTTTCTTTTAATGATCAGGCGCCAAATAAACCTACATCTTTTTCTGGAGTTGGATCTGTAGATAGCAGCGGAGTTATAGGATTTAATGGAGTTATTAACTTTACATGGACTCCAGATGTATCCTCTTCAAATGTAAGAGGTTATCGAATTAAGTTTAGGCCGTATAAAGCAGCCGCACCTTTTGAAGAATTTTCTTATGTTGACTCTCCAGGAACTGGAACAAAGTATAGGCTGGCTGGATTAGCAGTTGGGACTACCTATGAAATTGCTGTAGGATCTTTTAATGAATTTAATAAAGAATCAATTTCTTATACTAGCGGAACAAACGTACTTGTTCCTGGAACCCCATTTATTGGTACAAATGTAACTACAACTGGTTACTTTGAAGCATTTCCAGGATCGGGAAACACAAGCAATGCCTTTAGGTTTGGGTATGGAGTTGAATCTGGTAAGCGTGGCATCACATTTAATCCAAATAATTATTGGTACATTGATTCAGATGCATCAGCACTATTTAAACTTGGCGGAGACAATGAAAATTATATTCAATGGAATGGGCAAACATTTATTGTACAGGGTGACCTAAGAGCAAAGAAAGGAAATTTTTCTGGCAGCGTTGAAATAATTTCTGGTGGTTCATTGTTTAGCGGGGTAATGAATCAAAACCAGTCTGGCATTACTGGAGCTGGTTTTATATTAAACAACAATGGATTAAAATTTAGCTCATCGACAATTTCAGATATAACAACTATAAGCGGAACTACTGGAAGGTTTGTTACCTCAAGTGCAGAAATAGGTGGTTGGAATGTAGGAGCAAGTACTATATCTTCTACTGGAATTACTTTAACCTCTGGGTCTACAGTTGGATCAACTTCTATTATAGCAACTAATGCTGGTGGATACGTTGGAATAAAACCAAAAGGAACTGTTGGTTCTGATATTGTTTTATGGGCAGGTAACACTGCATCTCCAACGGCAAATAATGCAGCAAGCGGTCAAGCTGGATTCCAAGTAAATGCTGATGGTCAGCTTAGAGCTACTGGTGCAATTATATCTGGAGTTGTAAGTTTAGAATCTGGATCCTCTTTGGGAGGCTTAGTTCCAGATTCCTCTAAGGTTTACTATTCAGGAACTACCCCCGTAGTTCCAACTGGTGGGCACAAGCAAGGCGATTCTTGGGTAGATACTGCAAATGGAAATCAGCTAAAAATCTGGAGTGGAACAGCCTGGGTGATAACACAAGATTCTGCTGCTGCATTAGCAGTTGCAAATCAAAAAACTAAAACAACATATGGACCAACACAGCCAACAAATTCAATTTTAGGTGATGTCTGGTACGATACAAATACTGGAATTAATTATTTTAAAGTTTATAATGGAACTCTGTGGACCAGAATGAAGGACTCTGATATAACTGCAGCAGATCTAAAAGCAGCAAGCGCTCTTACTGAAGCAGAAAAAAAATCAACAACAACATCTTCAGCTACTGCTCCATCATCTCCCAAAGCTGGTGATATTTGGTTTGACATCAATTTTAATTATTTTAAAGTGTGGAGTACAACTGTAACACCAGCAGCCTGGGTTAGATTAAAAGATGGAGATCTATCGGAGGCTCAAACTAATATAACTGCAATCAATGCAAAAGCAGACAATGCTTTGGCAAAAGTAGTTAAATTTGGTGAAGATGGAAGCTTAGCTTCAAATCTAACGGTAAAGTTTAACTCACCCACACCAGGATCTATAAACTCCCAATACCAGATTGGCCAAACTATATTTGCAAAAAATACATATTCAAGTGATGTGCCAGGATATTTTTTAGGCTGGGAAACAGGACCTGGAGGAGCAATCTATCCTGCATTCAATGTAGGTAATAATTTAGCTTATCTTAAATATTCAAATGCTACCCAGACACTCGAAGTAAGAGGAACAATTAAAGCCACAGCAGGAGACTTTCTGGGAGATGTAAAAGCTGGTGGGGGAGCAATAACAATAGGTCTTAATGGAATATCTGCTGCAGGATTTTCAATAAATACATCTGGAGCAGCTACATTTACAAGCGGAACGTTTGCTGGAAATATAACTTCTACTGGAACAATAACAGGTGGTACTATAACTGGATCTAATATATCGACATCTGGAAACTTTAACGGATCCCTGAGAATGAATTCATCAAACAACCAATTAGAATGGCTTGGAACTAACGCCGTTGTTATTGGAAGAGCATTTGTGTATGCAGGAAATCAAACGATTATTGCTTCAGGTGCTGGCGGAGATTATTCTGCTTTTCCATCTTCTGCTGGAATGGTAAGTCTTTCACCTTCATCAGTTTCTCTTCAGGTAACTAATGCAGCAGGTAATAGCATTGGAGGGCTGACAATAGATTCAGCTTATGCTACATTTAGTTCTTTGTATGTAAGAAATCTCTCTTCTGCAGTTCTTACTGAGCCAGTTTTTAGAAATATAAGTATGGGTACTGATCCTAAACTAGCATCGGCTGCAGATGGCATCCGTGGCGACATATATATTCAGTACTCTTAGGATAATAGATGTCAGACATTTTTATTAAAAGCACTACGGGCTCTGGTGGTTGGAAAAAAATAACTAATCTTTTTGTTAAGAGTACTACTGGATCTGGTGGGTGGAAGGCTGCAGCTGGCGTATGGATTAAAAATACCACTCAGTGGCTTAAGGTTTGGCCCCTGTCAGGAATTTTTGCTACAAGAGTTCCATATATTGGATACCTTGCATCAGATGCATATGCAGCCAGAATGCCTAATGCCACTTATCCAGTAGTTAGAATAGGCGACTCCTATTTTGGAAACAATGCTAACTGGGATTTAAATGGATGGAATGCATCATCCTATACATACAGATGGAAACTTTATGATCAGAATGGTACAGACTTATTAACAACTTTAAGAAGCGGAACAACTTGGTCAGTTGTCGCCCCAAATTCTACAGGTAGTGGACAGGATCAGTTACCATATGCAATATGGACATCAACAAACTCAACAAATGCAGATGAGCAATATTTAGCATTTGAAGTTACAGCAAACAATTCATCCAACTCTCAATACAATGGTGTGTCTTTTTCAACAAGAGTAAAAGTTATTAGAGAAAGTCCTATAAATTTAACAGCAAGCTTAAGTACAAATAGCCCGTCAGTTGGAACACCAATAACATATTCATCAACATGGGAAGCTGGAGAAGCATACAAGCCACGTAGCACGTTTGTACAATGGCATAGGAATTCAACAAACACAACAGTCGGTGGAACTTTTCTTGCAAATGGAGCATCTTACACTCCAGTAGAAGCAGACAATGGTAAATATTTATATGTTACAGAAACAAGACAGAACTCTGGAACAGATTATGATCTAGGTATTGCAACTGGTGTTGAAGTCTCAGTAGTGACTACTAATGTAGTTGCCTCAGCTCCAAGTACATTTACATATTCATTAACAAATGTAAGCTCTGTAACTACGCCTTCTGCGCCTACACAAACTAGAGTTTCTTCCACATCAAACACCGTTCTTGTTGAAATGGCTGCATCTTTTCCTTCTGATACTGAGTACTATGATCTTTTGAGTTATGGTGCTGGATCTAATACGGGGGGAACAATATCTGCACCAATTACTCAAGCAGTAACAACATTAAATCAATATAACTCTTCAGGAAATTTTGTTCCTACTGGAGGTACATCTGATGCGATTTTAAGCATATCTCCTTCTGCTTCAAGCTCTTCAATAAGCACATTTACTAAAGCATATGGAAATTCAAGAAAAATAAATGTTAATGTCAGCACAACAACTGGAGCCCAAAGCTGGGCTGTAAGCTGGAACTTGTCTGGAGCATCAGGAGGGAATGGCACATATATATCAAACACAAATTCAATGCCGCTTACCATTACAGTAGGTGGAGCCTCTAATCCAACTGTATCTATAAATAGCGTAACGGCATACTCTGGATTAAATCAGACGGGAGCTACTAGAGCTGGGACTGCAGGCTCACCAACCTCCTTGTCTTCTATAGCAAAGCCAACTTCAACATCCTCAACTTCTTCTTTAATCTATACTTACTATGCAAATAATCAGTTAGCATTAGCTAAAAGAAGAGTTACCCTCCCAAGCAATTTTACTAATAATACAAATGTTTATATATCAACAAATGGTTTTATTGGAATAGGAACTAGTACGTCAACAGGATCAACTCCACCAATAACTGGAGTATTTTTAACACCTATAATGAGAGACCAGAGGCAAACTTTTCTATATCATTATTCAGACTCTACAAATTTTTATATAAGATGGAAAGGCGCTGATTGGCAAGATGCTACAAAAATATCAGAATATCAAGCAAAATTTTATTATGACTCAAACATAGTTGATGTTAATTTTATTAGTAACGGGGTAGATTCTTACAGCACTAATGCTGTTTATAATAATAATGTTGTTACGCAAACATGGGCTGAATCTACATTGCAAACATCAGACAACTTTGCAGTAGCAGGAATGACTAGAAATACTAGCAGAGATGGAGTAGATGATAACTTTACTTTAATTACAGCAGTAAAGCCAGTCGTTGCTCCAACAATACTTACAGCTCCAGTTGTAACACCTAGCACTGGAACTCAAGGAACCACAACCTATACAACAACTAATGGAACCTGGACTAATTCTCCGACTTCGTTTGCTTACCAATGGAGATACTTTGATCAAGGAAGCGTTTACCCAGCTGCACCAGCAAGTATTGTATCTCCATTTACAAGCACAGCACAAACATACAGGCCTCCAGCAAACTACAGAACCATATATGGGTCCGCTTTGTATTGTGACGTAGTGGCAACTAACTCAGGTGGATCATCAATTGCCTCACGTTCTGCTGCAGTTTCTGTCAATGCAGCAGCTGGTCCGTTCTTCCCACCGTTCTTCCCACCATTCTTCCCACCGTTCTTCCCATTCTTCCCACCATTCTTCCCACCATTCTTCCCACCATTCTTCCCACCATTCTTCCCAGGAGTAGCTCCAGGCCAAGTCACAGGAGTAACCTGTTCTTCAGATCGTTATGACGGAGTCCAGATATCTTGGACTGCAGTGACTGGTGCTACTGGGTATGACATCTGGTATGGCGGGCCACCATCTCCAACATCAACGCCAGACACTAGCGTTGGGGCAGTAACTACTACACTATGGACTAATGCGCCATCTGGCACTCAGACTTATTATGTTCGTGCAAAAAATGCTAATGGAAATGGAGCCTGGTCTAGCCCTGGAGTATCTGGAACTAGATTGTCTATGGGTGGCGGATATTAAAATAGTTAATACTATTGACTAATAGTGCCTAAATGGTATAATAAACAAGGAGGAATAAAATGACTACATTAAAAAAAGAAGACAAGATTCAAATTATTGAAGCAAGACTAAAGTCTATAGAATATAAAAAGTATAGCCTTGGGATAGATCTTGTTGTTGAAAATAATAAGAGTGAACCAATAGAAGAAGCTGTTACAAATTTAAGTAATGCTATTGAAGAATGTAATAATCAACTGTCTGTTCTAAATTCAGAACTTGCAGACGTAAATGCACTAGCCGAGTAGGTAAAAATGGAAAAATTAGAATTGATTGTTAATGCCCTGCAAGAAAGAATTGGACAGCTAGTCTCTGGATATGAGACTCAGATCGCAGTATTGAGGGCGGAACTAACAGAATTAATGAATGCACAGCAGGAAAAAGAAAGCTATGCTAAATCAATTGATTCTAAGTTAGAGGAGGCATAAAATGGGCGAAGTATGGGCAGATGGAGAGCCAGCAGATCCAAAAAAGCTACAGAATCTTCAAAATCAGATAGATCAAATAAAAGAAATATCAGATCAATCTTATAATTTAAGTAAGACTACAGCGGGTGATATCACAACACTTGGAATACATCATATAAGATCTGGCGTGGTTAGATTTCAAAATGGAATATCAGCCAAAGCAGACCCAGTCTCAGTAGAGGTAAATCCTGGTTGGGGAGAAGAGTACACAGATGCTTTTATAGTTGCATCCCCAAAGCTTAAAGACCCAAAGGCCAGCAATATCAGATGGTCAATATCTGGTGAGGTAACTAATAACGGAACTGCAAAGATAGTTGTTTATTCAGACTTTAAATTAGGTCCGTTTAACTTTGAATGGATAAGCGCTGCTATTAAGCCTTCTACCCTTTAGAAGTACAACTATTGACACACTAGCTTAATATGTTACAATTGGTATAACATTAAGCCACGATATCGTGGCTTTTATATATATTAAGGGTTTTAATGAGCAACGATTTAAAGTGGATGATTTCATCCGACCAACAGTTTCCGTATCAAGACGATAAAATGATTGCCCTATGGTTTAAGGTTATGAAATGGTTTAAGCCAGACGTTGTTGATTACCTTGGCGATACAGATGATCAAGCCTGCTATAGCAAGTATACAGAAGGAAGATCAGCAGAGTTTTTAAATTTTCATAAGACAGATAGCAGAGATTTAATTGTTCCCATGATGCGCCATGAAGCAAAGGGTGCAAGAGACTTTTATACTAAGACTAGAGAAATGCTTCCAGAAGCACAGCTGTTCTCAGCTCTTGGAAACCACGATGTTAGAATTTTTAATTATGTAGATGCGAAGTTGCCAGATTATATTAATGAAGTTACCCCCGAAGCTCTTTGGGGACTAGACTCATTAGGTTATGAATATATTCATTATAATGAATTGCCAAAGCGTCGCTTTGGAGACATTCACGTTCATCATGGGCTTTCAATTGCATCAACTGGATCCGTTCGTAAAGATATGGAAGATCTTCAAATTTCATTAATTAGAGGTCACTCTCATAGAATTGCTTCTCATTTAGTTACATATGAATTAAGAAATAATGGCGAAGGAGAAACACTTCGTGGCTACGAGCTTGGGCACATGTGTGATGAAAAGGGTCCAGGAATGAAATATATGCAACACCATGATTGGCAAAAAGGTTTTGCTATAGCGCATATTGTAAATGATTACCCACATATTCAGATGATACATGTGGCACCAGATTATTCATGTGTTGTTGATGGGAAGCTATTTACATTATGATGAAATGCAATAAGTGTCAAGGTAGGGTTTTTGTAGATAGAGTATTCTCACAAAAATTACACGTAGAGCTTTTCTGCATGATGTGCGGTAAAAGATGGATGATTAATAAGGATACGAGTGCACTAGGTAAATGGATAGAAAAAAGAGAAAACAGCCAACTAAAAGCATTCGGTATTTCTTCTTAAATAACAAGATACATAAAGTATTAAGTCATTCAAGATCTAAAGACCAAATGGTTGCTTGGTGCTATCCTGATAAAAAAAGATTGTTGTATTCTTATTCACAAGTTTTAAAAACTATGGAGAATGCATATTCAACCAGTCAGGTAGCCCAGATGCTTGGCAAGCATAAGGTTACTATAGAAGATTACATTTTGGACGGGAAGATAAGATACCCACAAAAAGTATATCCGATAGGTAATCCAGAAAGCACATGGTATAAGTTTATGTATAGTGAATCGGACATTATGGACATTCATGAGTTTATATTAGAATCAGGTTATTCTAATAATATGCCTTCAAGAAATGAAATGAGGGCTCTTCTCAAACACAACACTATATTGTATACTAAGACAACAGAAGGGAACTTTGTACCAGTATGGAAAGCAGAGTAGCACCAGCAAGAGTTGTAGTATGTGAAATATGTAAGAAAGAATTAGTAGTGCGTTGGGGCATTTTTGCTCATGACACTTTAAGCAGACATAGAAAGGCGGAGCACTAATGGAAAAAGGGACTCAGGTTAGAGTTGATTTATCTTTTACACGCAACCTAGGCAACTTTGAAAGCATTAAGATTGGTATTGGCGTTGACGACTTTGTTCGAGACGGCGAGACAGTAGATGCTGCAGCAGACAGAGTCTATAAGTTTGTTGAAGACAAGCTTATTCAAAAGACACAAGAAGTAGAAGAGGAATTGCGTGGCAGTAAATAAAGAACCCTACATCCTCTTATCTTTATATTCAAACTTATACGAAGGCCTGTACAATACAAAGCCAACAATTAATAGATATAAAGAGAAGTGGGCTATGCAGGATGTAATTGATAGCATAGGGTTTGATCGTGCAAAGGATGTTTTGTACTATTATTTTGAGACTGGAAAGAATAGGCACCCGCTTAATTTTTTCTATAATAACTTTGACAGAATAGAAGACATGATGATTCAAATTAAAGAAGATAAAGTTAACAGAAGCCGTCTGTTGCAAGAAACTAAAAGAATGGTTGAGGATAATTAGTGAATACAGAAGCAGAACTAATTTCAGCAGTTTGTAAAAACAAAGACATAAGCACCATTCTTGCAGATAATTCAGACGACCTATTTGTATCTCATAAAGATATCTGGGAAGGTCTAAAGTCATACTATTATAAGTTTAGGGCAGTTCCAGAGGCTGGAATTTTGCAGGATAAGTTTAAAGACTTTGAGCCAGTTGAAACTAAAGGAGAGACTGGATACTATTTAGACAAACTTAAAAATGAATTTGTTGGAAACAAGCTTAAGGGTATTCTTTTGCAGGCAGGATCATCTTTGAAAGAGGATGCCCCTTCTAGAGTGCTAGGTACAATGCAGTCACAGTTAGCAAACTTAAGTAGATATACAAATAACGTAAAAGATTTAGACATAACAGATTTAGATTCAGCAGAAAGACACTATGAGTCAGTAAGAACTCGATCATTGGCAATGGGCGGTAGCCCAGGAATCCTAACTGGATTTGAGGCAATTGATAAAGCTTACCCAACAGGAATGGCTCCAGGACACCTTATCGTTGCTATTGGCTGGCCAGGACGTGGTAAGACTTGGTTCACATCATACTTAGCATGCAAAGCTTGGGAGCAAGGCTTTAAGCCTATGATTGTTTCTCTTGAAATGGCACCAGAGAATATGCGAGATAGAATCTATACAATGCTTGGTTCTGGATTGTTTAGAGCAAGCGACCTTTCAAAGGGTGACATTAACATTGATGATTTTAAAACTTGGGGAAAGAAAAAGACTGAAGGCAAGAACAGCTTCATTCTTGTTTCTAATGAGGGTGCTGGAGAAGTAACACCAGCAACTATTCAAGGTAAGATTGATCAGCATAAACCAGATCTTGTAATTCTCGACTATCATCAATTGTTTAATGATAACAAGCGAAGCAATTCTGAAGTTGAGCGAAATAGAAATATCTCAAGAGACTTTAAGCTGCTTGCAGTTACAAACGGAATCCCAATCATTGATATTACTGCAGCAACTGCAGATGATATTTCAGATCAAAAAGAGCCACCAATGATGAGTCAAGTTGCATGGTCAAAGGCTATTGAGTATGATGCTGACATGGCTATTGCTATTCACAAGCATGCTAATACAGATTTGATTGAGGTTGTATCTAGAAAAAACAGGCATGGACATGACTTTAGATTCTTCCTTGACTGGGATATAAATAGAGGAGTTATCACTCCAATCTATGAAGACCTTCCAGAGTTGAGCAAGTGACACATCAAAATATTAAAAGGTTTCAAATACAAGTTGAGTTTCTAGATGATTCTAATATGATTAGGATTAAAAAGCAGTACGAAGATCTACTAACTGGTCAGATGAAAGACTCTGGTTATGCCAGGGTGCTTGACATAGACCCAGCTTTTTCGGTAGAATTTGACGGACAAACTTGGAAGTTCTTAATGACTATCCACGGAATCTATGTAGGAAAGAAGAAGGCATGGCAATTAGAGGGTATAACTCAAGGCAAGTTGATAGCTCGGAGTACACCCCTGCCCATATCAAGTCAATAGTACAAAGCCTTGGGATAGATATGGTGGGGGAAACATCGAATGATTATCTTGCGTACTGCCCATTTCATTCTAATAGACATACATCAAGTTTTAGTATAAGTAAAACAAAAGGCGCATATATTTGCTTTAATCCATCCTGCGGAGAAGCTGGAACATTGAGCGACCTTGTTAAAAGGATATTAAATAAAAATGAGTTTCAGTCGCTAAGATTTATTGAGTCTAAGCAGTCTGAAGCATTAGCAAATTTTGATGAGTCTCTTAAAGATATGCTGCAAGATAAACCAGAGTTTGTTGAGTTTTCAGAAGCTACCTTAAAAAATTTATATGATGGTTTAGTAAAAAGCAGCAAGGCAAAGGAGTATCTAGTTTCTCGTGGAATTAATTTAGAATCAATGGAACATTTTATGTTAGGGTATTCTGAAAATATGGACATGATAACTGTTCCAGTACATAGTCCAGATGGAACTCCAGTCGGGGTTGTTGGTAGATCCATATCTGATAAAAGATTTAAGAATAGTAAAGACCTTCCAAGAAGCAAGACTATGTTTAATATTCATCGTGCCAAGAAAATTGGTGACAGAGTAATAGTTGTAGAGTCTAGCTTTGATGCTATTCGTGTTCACCAAGCTGGCTTTCCTAATGTAGTTGCCACTCTTGGCGGTCATATATCTGGAGATAATTTAGGGCTTTTAAACAGATACTTTAATACAGTTATTATTATGACTGATGCAGATAAGGCGGGAAGAGATTTAGGTTCAGCTATTGCTTACAAATTAAGTAATAAAAACATCTTGTGGGCATCGCATTCTTATGGTAGAATATATCCAGAGGGTGTAAAAGATGCAGGTGATATGTCTGATGAAGATATTAAAGCCTGTATAACAAATGCCATATCTAATTTCGAATACAGAACTTAAAAAATACGTGGTTACAAACGGATATATACCGTTACATACATAAGGAGAAAAAATGGGAATAGTAAAAGGTTTGTCAGGAATGACAAAGGCAATGGACAAGGTTACATATACTAGTTCAGAAGATAGCAAGGCAAAGTGGTTAAAGATTGAAGACGGAGAAGCAGTAAAGATTCGCTTCCTACAAGAGCTCGATCCAGACTCACCAAATTATAATGAAAAAATGGGTTGCGGATTTTTTGCAATTGAACACACAAACCCTAAAGATTATCGCCGTAAGGCACTAGACACAATGGAAGACGAAGGCCGTGACTGGGCTCAAGAACAACATCGCAAAGATCCAAAAGCTGGGTGGGGTGCAAGAAAGCGCCTTTACATTAACGTCCTAGTTGATGATGGAAAGACTGAGCCATATGTTGCTATTCTTTCTCAGGGTGTAAGTGGAAAAACAATTACACCAACATTAATTGAATACGCAAATGAAATGGGAAGCATCTCAAATCTAATGTGGAGAGTAAAGCGTAGCGGTCTTAAAACAGACACAAGCTACACAATCATTCCTTTGGCTAAAGATGAAAAGCCGTTTGATTTTTCTGCAGTAGAGCTGTTTGATTTAGAAAAGACAGCAGTGCGTAGCGTTCCATACGCAGAGCAGGAAGCATTCTATACTGGTGAGTCATCTCCAGAAGAAAGAGAATCATCTTCAACCAGTAGCAGCGTCGACTGGTAACAGAGAGTATAGGCGGAGAATTAAGTTGAACTTCACACATTTGCATGTGCATTCTTTCTATTCATTAATGGATGGGCTTAATTCTCCTGCCGAACTCGTAAAGGCTGCAAAAGAAGCTGGACAGACCGCCTTAGCTATTACTGACCACGGAACATTATCTTCACACCGTGATATGCAAATTGCATGTAAGGAGCAAGGCATCAAGCCAATTCTTGGAGTAGAAGCATACATTTCCCCAACAGATAGATTTGATAGATCTTCTAAGACTGATAAATCAATTCAGGCCTATAACCATATCATTCTACTTGCTAAAAACAAAAAGGGATTAGAAAATATTAATACTCTCCAAGAGCTTGCTTGGACAGAAGGGTTTTATCACAAGCCAAGAATTGACAGAGAGGTTTTAAAAGAATATGCGGAAGGCATTATTGTACTTAGTGGATGTCTTAATGGACTTATTAGTAAATGCATCGAAAAGGGCGAACTATCAGAAGCCAAGCTTATACTTCAAGATTTTAAACAGATCTTTATGGAAGATTTCTACGTGGAAGTCCAATCACATAACCCCTATGAAATCAACTCGACCCTATTAGAATTAGCGGATGAGTTAGGAATTAAGGCGGTGGCAACAGGAGATGCCCACTTTGCTAAAGAAGAAGATAGAGTATTAGAAGAAGCAATGCTTATTCTATCAACATCTCCTAAGTCAGATAAAGATGCAGACTTTGAAATGTCTAGACAAATGCCAGACATGATGGATAGATTTAATTACTTATATCCAGACCGTAGAATATCATTTCAAGATTATAATCTATTTATTCAAAGCAGGTCTGAAATTGAGGCGGACTTTAATAAGGCAGGTATTACTCGTACAGATATATATGATAATACAATGGAAATTGCTAATAAGATTGGCGAGTATGACTTCTATGAGGGTCTAGATCTGCTGCCTATCCCAAAGACCAATGCTGATAAGAAACTGGCTGATATAGCCTTAGAAGGCCTTAAAAGACTATCTCTGGACAAAGATCAGGTCTACTTGGATAGAATTGCAGAAGAGTTATCTATAATTAAAGATAAGGCATTTGCTTCATATTTCCTAGTTGTAGCAGATATGATTACATGGGCTAAGTCAAATAATATTATGGTTGGTCCAGGTCGTGGTTCTGCAGCTGGCTCATTGGTTTGCTACGCTCTTGGTATTACAGATGTAGATCCAATTAAGTATGACCTACTGTTCTTCCGATTTATTAATCCTGAGCGTAATGACTTTCCAGATATTGATACAGACTTTGAAGACCGTCGCCGTAAAGAAGTTAAAGATTATTTAAAGAAGAAGTTTAAGCACGTTGCTTCTATTTCCACATACACCTACTTTAAAGATAAGGGTGTAATTAGAGATGCTGCCCGTGTGTTTATGGTGCCCCTATCTGATGTTAATCGTGCAATGAAATCAATTGACACCTTCGAAGACTTTATGGATTCTCCTAATACAAAAGAATTTAGAGCAAAGTATCCAGAGGTAACTTGGCTTGCAGAAAAACTTCGTGGAAAGATTCGAAGTGTTGGAGTTCATGCTGCTGGTGTTGTGGTTGCAAAAGATGATTTAAGAAAGTATGCACCAATAGAGTCCAGAGCTGATGCTAATGATGAAGTGTCTGGAAGAATTCCAGTCGTGGCATACGATATGGATACGGTTGCAGATATAGGTCTTATTAAGCTAGATGCCCTAGGTCTTAAGACTTTATCTGTGATCTCTGATACATTAAAGTCAATTAAAGATAGATACAATAAAGATATAAATCTTTACGATATTGCTTTAGATGATGAGAATGTATACAAGATTTTTAATGATGGTTACACAAAGGGTATCTTTCAAGCTGAAGCAACTCCATACACTAACCTACTTATAAAAATGCGTGTAGATAAGTTTGAAGACTTGGCTGCATCAAATGCCTTGGTTAGACCAGGAGCTATGAATACAGTTGGAGCATCTTATATTAAGCGCAAGCACGGTAATGAAGCAGTTAATTATATCCATCCAATTATGAAACCTTTTACAGAAAATACATACGGGGTGATTATATATCAAGAGCAGGTTATGCAAGCATGCGTACACCTAGGAGGAATGACTTGGTCAGAGGCTGACAAGGTTAGAAAGGTTATTGGTAAAAAGCAAGATGCAAAAGAACTCAGTCCATTCAAAGATAAATTTATTCAGGGCGCTAAAAAGCACATCAGCGCAGAAGAAGCCGACAACCTCTGGAAAACATTCGAAGCTCACGCTGGATACTCATTCAATCGTAGTCACGCTGTCGCTTATTCTATGCTTTCTTATTATACCGCTTGGCTTAAGTGCTATTATCCTTTGGAATTTTTATTCTCGATCCTCAAAAACGAAGGCGACAAAGACGCCAGAACAGGTTATTTGATTGAAGCAAAAAGACTTGGGATTAAAGTAAAGCTTCCCCATGTAAATGAATCTGATGTAAACTTCTCGTTGCAAAAAGATTCAATTAGATTTGGATTGGCAGAGATTAAATTTATTTCAGACAGTATTGCAAATAAAATTATTGAAAAGAGACCTTATGAAAACTATAAAGACTTTGTTGATAAAGCATCCCAAAAGGGCAGTGGCATTAATTCTAGGGCCATTTCTTCTCTTAACGCTATTGGCGGTGCTGCTTTTGATGATAACCCTAGAAGCGGTAAAGAAGCCGAGTCTTATTACGAATTTTTAGGTATACCATCATTTAATCTATCTAACCTAGATCCAAAAATTAAAGCTCAAGCAAGACCAATTGATGAATTTGAAGAGCTCGGATCATTTGTTATGTTCGGAATGGCTAAGGCAATAAAGCGTGGATCTGGCTGGTCAAGAATCGAACTTGTTGACGAAAGCGGATCGGTTGGTTTGTTTGATATAGAACAAACAAAAATAGAAACAAACAAAATGTATTTTGTTCTTGTTGGTGACAATAGAATATCTAGATATGTAGAGGTTGATTTAATTAATAAAGACTCTGAAGATGCTTTTGTTAAATACCTGTATGCACAGTCTTATCCTATTGACGAAAATCAAAGGTTTGTGATAAGCTATACACCATACAAAACAAAAGCTGGCAAGACTATGGCACACCTGGTTCTGTCAGATAAAGATAAGAATCTAAATAGAGCAATTGTATTCTCAAGCATGTACCCATTATCGTTGGCAAAAATGCGAGAAGGAATGATATGCGAACCAGTTCTAAAAACTTTAGAAGATGGAACACTTATGGTTAAGGAAGTAAAATGACAGATAATACAGAAGATATTTTTAAGACAATGAACGCATCTAGAGTGCTAGTTGCAATTCTAAATAAAATTGGATCAATTGAGATACCAACAGAAGATTTCATTAAGTCTAATGGCGAAGACACTCAGCTTTCAGTTTCTTATAATGATCAGTCCCTATCATTTGAGTTTAAGTTAGAGGCAAAGCCTACTGATTCTGATGAAGAACTGGCTAATAATTAATTAGCATGGACATTCAATTAGATGATATCTTAGCAAAGCTAGATCCTAAAACAAGAGCCAGAGTTCAATCGGCTGTCGATATCCAAATACATAAACAGCCAACCCCAAGCATAGGACTAAACCTTGCATTAAATGGTGGGTTTGCTTACGGTAGGCAGATACTTGTGTGGGGTAATAAGTCTGCAGGAAAATCTTCTTTTTGTTTACAGATGATAGCCCTCGCTCAAAAAGAAGGAAAGACTTGTGCTTGGATAGATGCTGAGCACTCTTATGATCCTCAATGGGCAGAGAAACTTGGTGTTAATTCAAAAGAGTTAATATACTCACCAGCTAAAACTATTAACGACATGGTTGATGTTGCAACAAAGCTTATGGAAGCAGGAGTAGACCTAATAGTAGTTGATTCTATTTCAGCACTTCTTCCAGCAATCTATTTTGAAAAAGACGGAAATGAAATGAAGGATTTGCAAGACACTAAGCAAATCGGCGCAGAAGCAAAGGATATGACTCACGCAGTCAAGATGTTAAATTATGCAAACAAAGACACATTACTTGTTCTCATCTCGCAACAACGAAATCAGTTTGGATCTATGCATGCTAGTCACATCCCAACAGGTGGCATGGCAGTTAAGTTCTTCTCTTCAACCGTCGTTAAGCTTTGGTCCTCAGAAGCTGAGGCTAATGCTATTAAGGCTGGCATTAAAGTTGGTGACAAAATTATTGAACAAAGAGTTGGCAGGCCAGTTAACTGGATTGTTGATTACAACAAGGTGGGCCCCCCAAATTTATCAGGACAATACGACTTTTACTACCAAGGGGAAGCTCTTGGTATAGATTACGTTGGAGAAACGTTAGACGTTGCAGAGATGTGCGGAGCTATTGAAAAAGGCGGAGCTTGGTATACTATTAATAAAGAAAGAATTCAGGGACGTGCAAAGGCTGTTCAATATCTGCGTGACAACAAAGAAGTACTTGAAGACATAAGGAAAGAAATTGATGCCAAAAATTAATGAGTTTTTTACTTCTAAACCAGAAGACATTCAGGATGGCCGAGTTGAAAGAATAGATCAGGAAAGACCATGCAGTAAATGCAACCTGTCTTCTCCGTTTTATAATTTTAATCAGGTAACTTTAGAAATGTATTGGAAATGTCCAGATGGGCATGAAACAAGGCACAAGCTAAACTGATGTCAGAAAGAGCAGAAGTAAAAAGAGATGGCGCTAAAGCACAAAAGAATAGCGGTAGAGGCGCTTATCAAAAAGGTGATGCAAAATGGAAAAGCTTTGTAGTAGATTACAAAGAGTCCAAATCATCATTTAATTTAAATAAAGATGTATGGGCTAAAATATGTACAGATACTTTTAAGGTAAGCAGGGATATGCATCCAGCACTTAAAATTATTATCGGTGAGGATTCCAAGGTTCGTCTTGGAATCATAGAGTGGTCAGTTCTAGAAGAGCTGATTGCATTTTGGGAGGAAAATAAAAATGGCTAATCCAATGATTACAATCGTAGGCAGAGTTGGTAGCGAACCAGAAACTGTAGGATCAAATGGTCTTCGTTTTAGAGTTGCAACAAATGATCGCGTTAAGAATGACACCACTGGAGAGTGGGAAGACAAGAACACCTCTTGGTGGACAGTCAAGGCTTGGCGCACACTTGCAGCGCAATCAAAGTCTGTAATTAAAAAGGGCATGGAAGTTATTATTGTAGGAAAGATTTACGAAGAAAGCTGGACAGACAAAGAAGGCGTAAATAGAACATCTTATGAAATTAATGCTGATTCGATTTCTGTAACAGCTTATACTTTATCTAAGGATAAGGCGCCAAATAATGATCAGTTCCCATCGTATAAAACTTATGCAGAGGTTCCTTTTTAATGGTATTATTTATCTATGGAATAATGATCGGCTTCGTACTCGGGTACGGAGTCGGTCTTCTGATGGATAAATGGGACAAGAAGATTAAAAATGACAGAGGATAAAAATACATTAGAATTGATTAACTCTATAACTGAGTTTAATGATCTGCATGAGTATATGAATGATGCTCAGTTGGATAGAGCATTGGCTGTTATAGTAAAGCTTTTATTGAACCCAGATGTCCCTGCTGCTAAAGCACCACAACTTATTATTGAGCTTCAGGCCATGTCCACTAAGTTTGCCATGATGGCTTCTTACTATTCAACAATAGCAAAAGATAAAGCTGGAACAACAAACAATAATAAAAAGAATATATATTACTCAGCAAAGGAGTCCATAGACAAACTTGTAGATGCACTTAAGTATGTCGTTAGGTATAATTTGTAATGGGAAGAAATATAGTAAAGAACTTAAAGTTTAAAAAGCACACAGGGAAGTTCTTTGACCCTGAAGGCTTTGCAGAAATGCTTGATGAGTCCTACAGAAATACCAAAAGAGCTGATGGAGAAATGACAAAGAAATCATTTAGCCCAAGCTCGCTTGGGTATGGTCATGGAACCTGCCCAAGATATTGGTACATGGCGTTTTCAGGAGCAGTATTTATTGATAACAATGATGCTGTTGCAGTTGCAAACATGGCACAAGGAACACAAGCGCATGAAAGGCTACAGAATCTAATTAAAACAATGCCTCAATGGGTTGCAGAAGAAGAAGAAATTATTAACGAGTACCCTCCAATCCGTGGATTTATAGACCTTATCATGAAGTATGATGATGAGACTGTAATTGGAGAAATCAAAACTGCAAAGCAAGAAGTTTGGGATGCAAGGCAGGCAGAGATGAGCCCTTCAGCAAACCATTTGCTTCAGCTTTTAACATATATGAAGCTTAAGGATGCAAAAGAAGGCTTCTTCTTGTACGAGAATAAGAACACTCAAGAAATACTTATTATTCCAGTAGTTATGAATGACAAAAATAAAAAGATTATTGAGGATACATTTATTTGGATGAGAGAAGTTTGGGATAACTTTAAGGATGGCGATCTTCCAATGAAGCCAGAAGGTGCTACAAAAACAAAGATGCCTTGCACCTATTGCCCAATTAAAAAGCAATGCTACTCTAAAGAAACCCCTACTGGAACAGTTCAAATAGAAAGATTTAAGGTACCTACGCTGTGATTTGCGCCAATTCAGATTGTCTTAACGATAAAAACTTTGAGCCAAAAACTCATAATCAAAAGTATTGCTGCGATGAATGCTGTAGGGTAGCAACAAACAAAAAGATTATGGAAAAATATTATGAGAAAAAAGCTATAAGATCTGGACAAAAAAGACACTGTAAGAAGTGTAACTCTAGTTTAAGTAGATATAACACATCAACTGTATGTGCTAAATGCGACAAAAGCATATCAACTTCAGATAAAGAAAAAGTATTAAGGATGCTAAATGACTCTGGCCAAATTAGCCAAGGCTAAAGCCAGTAGGGTGCTGGGCATAGATGCCTCAACATCATCGGTTGCATTCTGTCTAATGGAAAACAACAAGCCAATAAAGTGGGGCAAGATAAACATACTCGGCAATGATATATATGAAAAGATATACGATGCTAAAGTAAAAACAGCCCTCATGCTTGATGAGCTTAAGTCAGACTATATAGCAGTTGAAGGGGCCATACTTGTCAGATCACCAGATGCTGTGATAAAATTGTCATATGTCTATGGTGTTGTGATTGCCGAGCTTATGTCTACTGGTGCCTCTGTCATAACTATATCCCCCAGCTCTTGGCAGGCACATATAGGAAACAAGAATCCAACCAAAGATGAGAAGGAAGCAATAAGATTGTTAAACCCAGGATACGCAGACTCATGGTATAAAAACAAATTGCGTAACATGAGAAAGCAACGAACTGCTGATTATTTTAACAAGAAATACGGATTAAATGTAATTGATTTTGACGTCGCAGATAGTTTTGGTATTGCCCATTACGCAAATGAAGTGTTGACAAAGAGGTGAAATTGTACAAGAATAAAGACTGGCTACATAGAAGATATGTCATCCAAAGAAAAAGTATGGAAGAAATTGCTAGCGAATGTGGCGTAACGGTTATGACCATATATAGAGCTTTAAAAGAAAAAGGTTTAATTAAATGAATATGGAAGATGCAGTAAATAGTTTTAATGAACAATGGGATGAGTTTGGAGCTGCTCATCTTAAAAGCTTTATTGTAGACTTACCTGATTGGAAAGATATAATAGGTTTGTTAAATTTAGAAACAAGAGTAGATAAGTGGTCTAGGATGCGGCCATCTCCTGATTGGGAAATATCTTACAAAAATCTTTTAGCTGTTAAAAAAATTGAATACGACGCAGATGATCAGCCTAATGTCGAATCAGATGCTACATTCTTTTTTTCCTTATTTTTTTCTTCAAAAGAACTTCATCTCAAGCTTTCTGAGTCTTTGCAAAATCAAATTAGCAATATGAATAAAAGATTTAGCATAGATACAGATTATAATTCTGTAAAAATTTCTTTATCTCCTAAGTATGTTCCATACGAGTCTCACAAATGGCACACATGTGTTATTCAGCTTCAGGGAATAAACATCTGGTCGCTAAGGGACGTAGGAGCTCAATTTGAAAAAACATATTTGCTAGAGCCAGGAGATTGTTTGTTTTTTAAAGAGGGAGTTGAACACAAACTTTCTAATGATGAGGCGAGGTCTTCTTTGGTTGGAAGATTTGCATTTAAGGAAGGCGGGAATAAGAATGCTTGAGCCAGTTTTTGAAGATTCAAAAGTATTTAAATATGACGATTTATACTTGCTTACAGTAGGTACAGAAGCTGGAAAAGAAATCCTGTACACCTGCCTTGAAATTGCTCACATGCTAATTAAAAAGAATATTTCATATGGAAATTCTGCCCTAGATCCAGTTCGTATATTTTCAAAGGCGGGACCAAAAGAGCAATTATATGTCCGTATCGATGATAAGCTAAATAGATTAATTAAGGGTGAAGATTATCCAGGAGATAATGATATTGATGATCTTATTGGGTACCTTATATTATTAAAGGTTGCTAAGGAATTTGCTATTTCAGTCGACTAGAAGTATAATAAAGTCATATGGAAATTGAATTAGCTGATCACTTTGATCGCATGAACAAAGTAGTTGAAGAACTACTTAGAGGAAATAACCCTACCCAAATTGCCACACTAACAGGCCTTAAGAGGGCGGATGTTGTTGCGTTGATAGATGAGTGGAAGAACGTCGTACACAACGACACATCAGCCCGTGAACGTGCTAAAGAGGCTATCTCTGGAGCAGACCAACACTACGCAATGCTTATCAAGGAAGCTTGGAAAACAGTTGAGGATGCAGACCAGGCTGGTCAGCTTAGTGTTAAATCTGGAGCGCTAAAACTAATTGCTGATATTGAAGGTAAAAGAATTGGCATGCTCCAAGAAGTTGGCTTACTTGACAACGCAGAGCTTGCAGGACAGATTGCAGAGTCAGAAAGAAAGCAAGAAGTATTAGTAAAAATATTAAAAGAAGTGACGGCGTCATGCCCAAAGTGTAAGATGGAAGTTGCTAAACGTTTATCTCAGATTACTGGAATTGTTGAGCCTATAGAGATTATTGAGGAAGTCAGTGGAGTTTGATTTTAATGATCTAATTGACATCTTAGATGGCGAAGAGTTTGATGAAAGACCAGTAGATCTTAAAACTTTTGTAACAGATAAAGATTACTTAGGATTACCAGGACTATCTGATCATCAATATACTCTTATAGAAAAATCATCTCAGATATATAAAGAATCAACTTTGATTAAGCTATTTGGCGAAGAGGAAGGTTCTCTTAGATATAGGCAGACCTGCAACGAAGTTGTGGCCCAACTAGGCAAGGGAAGCGGTAAAGACTACTGCTCTACTATATCTGTGGCCTATATAGTTTATTTACTATTGTGCCTAAAAGATCCTGCCTCGTATTATGGCAAGCCTCCAGGTGACTCAATCGATATCATTAACATTGCTATTAACGCCCAGCAAGCAAACAACGTTTTCTTTAAAGGATTTAAGAATAGGGTAACACACTCACCCTGGTTTGCTGGAAGGTACTTTGAAAAAGCTTCTGAAATTAAATTTGATAAGAATGTAACAGTATACTCTGGACACTCAGAAAGAGAAGCGTTCGAAGGCTACAACGTTCTTGTTGCAGTGCTTGATGAAATTTCTGGCTTTGCCTTAGATAGCACCAGCGGACATGATCAAGCAAAGACTGCTAGCGGAATCTACGACATGTACAGGGCATCTGTTGATTCTCGTTTCCCAGATTATGGCAAGGTTATACTTCTTTCTTTCCCAAGATTTAAGAATGACTATATCCAGCAAAGATACGACAACATTATATCTGAAAAAGAAATTATATCTAGGTCTCATAAGTTTAAATTAGACCCAGAGTTACCAGATAATACTGTAGGCAACGAATTTGAAATCTTTTGGGATGAAGACCAAATTATTTCTTATAAGTATCCTAGGGTTTATGCAATACGTAGACCAACATGGGAGGTTAACCCAACCAGAAGTATTGAAGATTTTAAGATTGCTTTCTACCGAGATGTTACAGATGCACTAGGAAGATTTGCCTGCATGCCGCCAGAAGCAATTGACGCTTTCTTTAAATCACGTGAAAAAATTGAGATGGCGTTTAACGATTTATCATTAGCTGTAGATGGATTTGGAAGATTTGAAGAATGGTTTAACCCAAAAGATGACACAGAGTATTTTATACACGTTGACTTAGCTCAGAAGCATGACCACTGTGCCGTTTCTATGGCCCATATCGAAAAGTTTGTTAGCGTAAAGGTTACTGACACATACTCACAGCCAGCGCCAATTGTTAAGGTAGATGCCGTAATGTATTGGACTCCTACTTCAGATAAGTCCGTAGACTTTGGAGAGGTAAGAGATTACATATTATCTTTAAGATCAAGAGGTTTTAATATCAGGATATGTACATTTGACAGATGGAACTCTCATGATATGATGCAGCAGCTAAAACAGTATGGAATTAATACGGAGACCTTATCTGTAGCTAAAAAACATTATGATGACATGGCTATGGTTGTATTGGAAGAAAGATTAAATGGACCCCATATACCATTGCTTGTTGATGAATTGCTAGAGCTAAGAATTATGAGAGATAAGGTAGACCACCCTAGAAAAGGTTCTAAGGACTTAGCTGACGCAGTTTGCGGGTCAATCTATAATGCAATTAGTTTAACTAGGGCGGCGTTTGGAGACATAGAAGTTCATGATTATTCATCTGTCAAGAAACAGTATAGGGAATCTATAGCGGCTGATGCCCCTAATCTAATTAGAGCTCCTTCTCAAATGCCAAGAGATCTTTATGATGCACTAAGTGGAATGGAAATAGTATGAGTATATATCAAGAAAAAGCCAAAGAATGTAAGTGTTGCAGTAAGCATGTTCCTCTGCCAACAAGGTTAAAGGAATACAATGGGGTTTTAATATGCCCTACTACGTTTGACAACATTCATGAGTATAAAAGGGTGTGGTCTGACATTGGGCATAGGCCTCCAGGAAGTATTAGAAAACATTTTTCAGAGTATGTTCAGCAGATAGTTGAGCAATCTATTGACAAAACTGATAGTAAAATACTATAATTCAACTAGGCAACAGTAGCTTAGTTGGTTAAAGCCCCGAACTCATAATTCGGTAATCGTAGGTTCAAGTCCTACCTGTTGCACAAGGGGGTAAAATGTTTGAAGATTATGATGAAGAAGAGATAATGTTAAAAATTCAACATTATCTAGATATTGGTGCAATAAGAGTTGCGGGCTTTACAAAAGATGGAGAAGCCATTTTTGAATTAAATGAAGACGTTACCCCACTGCTTGCTCCAGATTTATGGCAGGCTCATGAAGACTACATAGAGTCTGAATTAATAGATTTAGTTAATAATGATTTGATGCAGGTTGAGTATGATGAGGATCTGAATGCTACTTATAACTTTACTAAAGAAGGATTTGATATTGCTAAAAGAAAAGGAATTATTCCTTTAGAAGATATTGAAGATTTTGATTTTTAGTAATATTATTTAGATATACCTCTGTAGCTCAGAGGAAGAGCAACAGACTTCTAATCTGTTGGCCGCTGGTTCGAATCCAGCCAGGGGTACAAGACGTTCCTATAGCTCAGTTGGTAGAGCAGCAGACTTTTAATCTGCGGGTCGATGGTTCGAGACCATCTGGGGACACAATGGGGGTTAGCTCAGTCGGCAGAGCGGGAAGCTGTTAACTTCTAGGCCATAGGTTCGAGTCCTATACCCCCAGCGGATAAATATCCAACTTATATAAGGAGAATAAATGAAAACTGTAGGAGATAAGATCGGTAACTTTGCCGTTACTGGAGTTAAGCCTGGGGCATTGTCTTACGATGATTCCTCATTTGAAGTAATTACACAAGATTCTTTTCCAGGCAAATGGAAAATTATTGCTTTCTATCCAAAAGACTTTACATTTGTATGCCCAACTGAAATTGTTGCTTACGATGCATTAGTGAATGATTTTAATGATAGAGATACCGTATTGCTAACAGGATCTGTTGATAACGAATTCTGTAAAATTGCATGGCGTAATGCCCATGAAGATCTAAAGAAGACAAACTCATGGTCATTTGCTGATACAGCACACACATTAGCAAACGATCTAGGAGTCCACCATTCTTCTGGAGTTACATACCGTGCAACATTTATTATCGATCCAGATAATGTTATTCAGCACGTTACATGTAATAACCTTGATGTAGGGCGTAATGCAGAAGAAGCACTTCGTGTTCTGGATGCATTGCAGACTGGCGAACTGTGTGCTTGCAACAGACCACTCGGAGGAGAGACTCTATAATGACATGGGTAGAACAGCTTAAAGAATCAATTCCAGATTACGCAAAAGATATAAAGCTAAATCTAGACGCTGTTATTAATAGGTCTACTATTGATCCTGATGATGCAACATATATTGCAATTGCAGCAGCGTTTGCTACAGGAAATGCAAAACTACTTTCGTTTATTGTATCAAGCGCATCAGATGAAGTTGAAAAAAATGCTGCTCTTTCTGCTGGTTCTATCATGGCTCAAAACAATATTTGGTATCCCTTTATTGAGATGGCAGATGATGCTAATCTCAAAGGTCTGCCAGCACAATTAAGAATGAATGCCATTTCATCTCACGGTGGAACCACAAAGGCTAAGTTCGAAGCATACTCACTGGCTTCTTCCATAATTGGAAAGTGTCATTTTTGTGTTAAAGCACATTATGAAACATTGAAGCAAGAGGGATACAGTGTTGAGCAATTGCGTGATATCGGAAGAATTGCAGCAACCATCAATGCTTTGTCAAAAATATTGTCTGCTTAAAAGGAGGCAGTGTGGGGAAATATAGAAAGCTGTTAGACGGAACTTCTGCTAAAGAATATGATACCCCTATAACTGTTACAATATATACTAAGTGTCCTAACAAATGGAAATTGATAGACATGGAGACTGGCCAAGAATATCTAGCAACCAAGGATATAGAAAATCCTAATGTAGATATTTTAACAGCAATAAAAAATGGCCTATCTCCATCTATCAATATTCATTATGGATCATGGATAAAGTTTAATAAAAGACATGAGTTGAAGGAGGATGAATGAAAAAAGATACAAACACTAGATCAGTATGCTTTGATGACATACTACTTGTACCTCAAAAGTCTAACATAATAACAAGAGGTGCCATAAAATTAGATACTATAATTGGAAATCCAATTAGGCCAGAAGCTTTTGTACATTTAAAAGCTCCTATAATTATGGCTCCTATGGATTTTATTACAAGCAACTCTATGATAGAAAAGGTTACATCGTTTGGCGGAATGGCAATACTGCCAAGGTACGCTAACTTTGAAGAAAGAATTAATAGGCTAAAGACAATCCCTGCAAGTGTCGATAAAAATCTAATCGGCTTTGCTATATCTATTGAAGAGTCTAGGGATGCAAGGTGCATTAAAGACTTAAAGGATATTGGAGTAACAGTATTGCTTCTAGAGGTTGCATTTGGGCATTTACAAATTGTTGTTGACGCAGTAAGAGAGCTTAGAAGCACAGTAAATTCTGATGTGCACATTATGGTTGGAAATGTTTCTTCCTATGAGGCTTATAAAAGCTTAATGGATTCTGGTGCAGATTCAGTAAGGGTCGGCATAGGCGGTGGTGCAGCATGCACAACTAGAGTTGTTACAGGATTCGGAGTCCCAGTGCTTGCATCTGTTATGGATGTTTATGATGGAATTGATATAAAAAATGTAAATGGAATAATATCTGATGGAGGTATTAAGAACAACGGAGATGTTGCAAAAGCTCTGGCTGCTGGTGCTTCTGCTGTAATGATGGGATCCTTTTTTTCTGGTCATGATGAGTGCGATACAGATAAAGATGGTAGGCATGTTTTTAGAGGGTCTGCATCAATCGAGGTTCAAAAAGAAAATAACCCAGAAATTATTAATGACTTAAAGAATGTATATGTAGAAGGGGCTTCTGGATTTATTCAGTCTAAGGGTCCAGTTGAATACTCTTTAACTATGCTAATTAATAATATTAAAAGCGCCATGTCGTATTCTGGATCTGAAGACTTAGTTTCATTTAGAGATAATTCTACCTATATTGAGGTATCGCCAATGTCTAATTTAGAGTCTGGAAAAAGAGTCTGACCCCTTGTTATTTCATTAAATAATGATATAATTAATACTGCTTACTACAGATTAGGAATAATAAATGATTATACAGATTATGGGGCTACCTGGCTCTGGCAAAACGGAGCTTTCAAAAGCACTCAAAGAAAGAATTAATGCTATTCATCTTAATGCGGATGAAGTTCGTGCAACTGTAAATTCAGACTTAGGTTTTGCACCAGAGGATAGACTTGAGCAGGCTCGTCGTATGGGTGAGATGGCAAGACTTATTTCTAAGCAGGGTGTTGCTCCAGTAATTGTTGACTTCGTTTGTCCAACAGGCTTAACTCGTGCAGCATTTGGTAAGCCAGACATCCTAATATTTATGGACACGATTGCTGAGGGCAGATTTGAGGACACAAACAAAATGTTTGAGAGACCAACAGAATTCGATGCAACATTTGAAGATCATAGGCTATCTGCTGAACAAAAAGCAACTGTAATAATTAAATATTTTAATCTGCATGACTGGTCTGCACCAACAACTCTAATGCTTGGAAGATACCAGCCATGGCATGAGGGGCACCACGCTTTATACAAAGAGGCGGGCAAAAGAACAGATCAGGTTCTACTTGGAGTACGTAATACATACAATACAAGCGATAAGGATCCGCTTAAGTTTGATCAGGTAAAAGAATATATTGCTAAGGATGAGTTCATGGACGGTGCATTGGTACTAAGGTTGCCTAACATTACCAACATTGTATACGGTAGAGATGTTGGGTACAAGATTGAACAAGTAGATTTGGGGGCAGACATTCATGCTATATCGGCTACGCAAAAACGTAAAGAGATGGGCATCTAAGGTTTGGGTTTGGATAACTAAGCCAAACAATATGGAGTGGCCTTCATGAAAGTAACCAAGGCTAGGTCATTTGCCAAAGCATTAAGTTATCGCATATGGGGAACGCTTTCCTCTGTTGTTGTTGCTTATGTTATTACAAGAAACGCTTCTCTATCTGTAACGATTGCATTTTGGGAAACGGTAGTTAAAATATTTATTTACTACGCACATGAGCGTGGATGGAATTATATACAATGGGGGAGAAAATAATGTTTGAATATTATGTAAAGAAAGTAAGTAAAGTTGTAGACGGAGATACTATTGATGTAGATATTGATCTTGGATTTGATATCTCATTTAGCTCACGAGTTAGGTTGGCGGGAATAGATACTCCTGAAAGCCGTACCACAGACAAAATGGAAAAAGCACTTGGCCTTGAGTCTAAAGAGTATTTAAAGAAGGCAATTGATGCGTCTAAGACTGTTGTTATTAAAACAGAAAAAATGGACTCATCAGAAAAATACGGGCGTATCCTTGGATGGCTATTCCTAGACGGATCTAAAGTATCAGTCAATGAACAAATGATTGCCGATGGATATGCTTGGGGATACCTAGGGGATACGAAGGTAAAGGACTTTGAAGAACTTGCTAAAGTAAGGGCTAAGAAGAAATAGACAAGATATAAATATTTTGCTATAATAATATATGGACCGCTCAATAGAGGGTCCATATATTAATTTATTCGCTTGAAAGGGGAATAACATGGTTAACAACACATTCACACTGGATCTTTTTAAGGATCCATTTTTTATTGGCTGGGATCGCCAATTCAAAGATCTCGAAAAGGTAATGCATAATTCAACAAACTATCCGCCATACAACTTGGCTCAGGTAGGTGAAGATAGCTATATGATTGAGCTTGCTTTGGCAGGCTTTAAGCGTGAAGATATCTCTGTTGAACAGGAAAAGAATGTTCTAACAATTAAGGGTTCATCAGAAACCGAAGATAAAACTACATATATTCATAAGGGTATTGGGGCAAGGTCTTTTGCAAGAACATTCTCATTATCCGAGTTTATGGAAGTTGCAGCGGTGGCAATGTCTGACGGAATCTTGAAGGTATTCATTGTTAGAAATGTACCTGAAGAGGCAAAGCCAAAGACATTTGAAATCCTAGATTCATTTACTCCAGAAGAGGCTGTATTACCTCCTGTTGTAAGTAAGAGAAAGAAATAGTATAATAGAAATCTGCACCCCGTCACTGGGGAGTCGCAGACAATAACGGGCGCTGCTCGTTGGATGGACCTGAGTATGTCCGCAAACTGCTCATTAACTTTAAGGAATAGGTATGCCAGTATACGAATACAAATGCTCATATGATGATGCACATGCAAAGATGTCAGTCCACAGGTCAATGACTGAAGATGATCCTGGATATACATGTGTTGAATGTGAGTCTGAAATGACAAGGTTTTTTACTACTGTTGGAGTACAGTTTAAGGGTAATGGCTTCTATAAAACAGATAATCCTAAATAGCTAAAGTTTGCTTAAAGTTAATTCTTAGTTAACCGTATCTCAAACACCTGCCAATTTAATTATACTATACTAATACTATGAAATTTAAATTCATTGCTTTCCCAGCAGCATTAGCCATATTTGCTAATGCTTTTTTTATTACCCCTTCACATGCTGATAACCTTCAAGGTGCTGGATCCACATTTGCTGCTAATTTTATAGACAGATGCAGGGTCGAATTTATGAAATCAACAGGAGATTCTGTTGTGTATGGAGCATCTGGCTCAGGTGCTGGAAAGAATATGTTTTCAAACGGAGTAACAGACTTTGCTATGTCAGATGTTCCTTACTCTGGTACAGAAGTAAAGCCATCAAAAGATTTTATATATGTTCCATTGGTAGCAGGACCAATTGGAATTATCTACAAGCTTGATGGATATAGAGTTACTATTAAGATGAGCAAAGACACACTTGCTAAAGTTTTTGCGGGACAGATAACGATGTGGAATGATCCGCAGATATTAAGAGAAAATCTTATATCAGGAAAGCTACCAAAGATACCAGCAACAAAGATTAGGGTTGTATATCGTGTTGATGGTTCTGGAACTTCAGAGGTTTTCACTTCATATTTAAATGCTGTGGCTCCAACAATTTGGACAAAGCCAGGGAACAAAAACTTTGCAACCGCATTTCCTGGAGATATATCTAAGCAGTACATGAACAGTGCTTCTGGATCCCATGGAATTGCAATGGTACAAGGAACAACAAATGGATCTATTGGGTATAACGAAATATCATACGCAAGAGGACTAAAGACAGTATCTGTTGAGAATGAGGCTGGAAGGTTTATACAGCCAACAGTGAGTGCAGCGTCAGTATTCCTTGGAGACTTTGTCCCAGACAAGAGTGGCGTAGTTAAAATTAATTACAAGAACCCAAACAAACTATCCTATAATATATCCACATTTACCTACGGAGTAGCATACAAAGAAAAGAACTCAAAGAATGATTCAGTAAAAAAGTTCTTTAATTTTATGTTAGATACTTGCGGCAAGAAGGCGGAAGATCTTGGGTATGCTCCAATAAGATCATCTATGCTAAAGTTTTCTAAATCTAGAGTTAATGAGATAAGCTCTAAATAACTAAAGTGGTATAATTAACTAAGTAAACAAATTGTTTATTTAGGAGTTATAGTTGACTAGGACTAAAGCATGGAGATTATCATTAGCCACCATTTTAATGTTTGGATGGGTATTTCTTACTCCTGCCCACGGAGATGATCCACTTAGCTTAGCCGCTCAAGAAATACAAGAGCTTAACAATAAAGTATCTAATTTAGTTTATCAAGATGATTTTATAGATCTTATAGGTATAGCAGAAAATAAATTTACATATGCCACAAATGCGTTGGAACTTAGAGATGATTCCTATGATGCCCACGAAGATGCAGTAGTGGCAGAAGCCACAGCCTTAGAAGCAAAGAACCTTGCCCAGTCAAATGTGGATGGCCAGACAGTCACAGTATCCTTGGCCCTTGAACATAAAGACAACGCTCTTGAAGAAAAAAATGATGCTCAAGATGCACTAAGCATAGCCAATATTAATGTTCAAACCACTCAATCAAATATGCAGGCTGCTGCAGGGCAAGGTTTGGCATATACTGTCTATTATTTGACGAGAACATTCCCTGGAATAGCAACTCCAAGTGGAGTTATCTGTTCTGGTACCTGGAACTCAAGCAGCATGCAACTTCCAGTTTGCGGTAATAGATACGAAAACTTTATAGTTAAATTTACTGGACAGATAACAGTTCCTTCATGGTTTACACAAACCTACTTTGCGGGATATACAGATGATGGTTTTAGAATGTATGTAGATGGCCAACTTGCCGTTAACAACTGGGTAGAGCAGGGGACAACTTGGAGTGACTACTCTCCCGTATATGATGTTAGTGAAGACAAAACTTTAGATGTAGAAATATGGTGGTATAACGGTGGAGG